TTGCCATTGCACATAACTTTGGTTGTTCACGATGCGCATGTGCAGTGCTGCCGCATAACCTATGCCCGTCACACCCTGCCAGTCTTTTTTAACTGTTGAGGCATCACCCCAAGCAAATGAGTTCCAGGCGCCAGTATTCCACGCTGTACCCGCTGATCCTGAAAATGTCGGTGTGCCTTCTGGGTACTTATCGGCAAAATCCATATCAATGCCAATGACCGCTTTCATCGTGCCCGTCGTGCTAAAGACAGGGCGAACCATTTTCATGTGTTTCAGTTGTCCAGTTTTTCCGAAATACTGGAACGCCGTTTTTACTTCACCAAAGATGTACGCGCCGTTGTCTGAATAGCCTACGTCAGCTTTTGCGACATACGCCGAATTCGCTGTTGCGCCAAGATTGCCGCCGAAATAAAGAGAATCACCCATCACGGCAAAACAATTGGCGTTCCACCCTGTGAACCTGCACCACGCACCGCTAATCGTGTTCTGTACGTATTGGTATTGTGTTGCGTTTGCTGCTTGCGGCACATTGACAATTAATTTCGAGCCGATTGGGTGCAATACTGCTTCCCATCCAAAATTAGCGCCGTAGTTCTGCACGTCGTTACTAACGAGGTTCACAATCTTGTTGCTGATTGCGTCTTGTGACTGGCTTCTATCTGTCAGTAGTGCGCGTGACAATGGGTAAAATCCGTCAGCGCCCAAAATGATAAGGTCAGAGCCGACTTTAACAAAACAACGTCTTCCCACTGGACGGCCAACTCTGAACGTGGCGACAATATTCCATTCTGTCGAGGATGAGGGGTCAGAGCCAGAATATAGAACTACTTCCCCTTGTGACGAGATGAACACGGCATATTCTGCAACGCCCGATGCATTGTCGATCGTCCACGTTGCCATTGCCATCAGATAGCCGCCAAGCCGGAACAATGGCGTAAGGTCTAATTGCGAAGCCGCGCCACCCAACGAATTAACGGGCATATACCAAACGCTCAAGCTGTCTTTCGGTATGAGATAAAGGCGGTTTTTATAGACGTTGATATGAATAATTGTCGAGGTTGTGACGCCTGTAATTGCAATAGGTGCCGAAACCGCCGTGACTGCCTGCCATGCCGTGCCGTTGTACAACTGAAGGGAATCAGCACCATTGACCGCAACGAGATACTGGCCGCCAGTCGTGCCATAGTTCACATGCTGCCATCGTGCATTGGTCTGCCCAGATACCACCGCCGCACCTACCGCCCCTTGAGAGGTTGCGTCATAGATTGCCGTTCCCGCTGCAGCAAATAGCGATGATAAGCCGTTTGGCTTGTTGTACGGCATAAGGGATTCAACGTGTGTGCTGAAGCCCGTCACCCAATTGGTGTAGCCGTTGCGCAAATTAACGCTAGTCGGTGTCGGAAAAAAATTATCCAGTGTGACCGCATCATTCGGCGGCATCGCGGCCAGTGCATCACGCGCATTTAACCCGCCTATCGGTGCCGGTGTAGAGAGTGTTCTGGCAGATTGCGTCTTGCCAGTTCGTTTTTGTGCGACGCGCATTACCAGCTACCCGCAGGAATAATCACAACAGGGTTAATGTCGTAGCCTGCGCCGCCTTCCATGCTTAATATCGGCTTACTTGCGTCACGGTTCACCGCATCCACAACGCGCCGCTCATACTTTGCGAAGTCTTCCGAGTAATCCAAGCCTTTGGCATGTTTCCAGCGCCATATCGTGCCAAGGATGATTAACTGATCGTTGAGCTTTGGCGTGTCAGTATCAGCCGTCCATGTCGCTGAAGTGCTTGATGCGGTCGTTACCCAGTTGCGCGTCACGTATTCAAATGCGCACGTTTGCCCCGCTACTGGCACGGGATAAAAATTGATGGAGTCGCCAAAAACACGATAAGAACTGTACGGCGCATTGCTTGCCAAGGCTTTGGCCTGCTGCCAGTCTTGCTCAGTCTTTGAGCCGTAAATCGGTCTACGTAATGACCTATTCCAGATTGTGTTATTTACGATGTAGTCACAGTTAGGCGCAATGGTTGCCAGCGTGCCCTGCACTTGCGTTGCCACCGTCGTGAACGTCGTTTCTGTTTGTAATGCCTGCCATGGCGAACGATTGGCAAGTTCCTGCCCCTCCTCGTTCGCCAGCTCTAATATTTGCAATATCTGTAAATCGCTAGAAGCAACGACGAAAGAAGGCGAAGCGATGCCCACACGCTTACATACCGACTGAATGATTTGCAAGCACGTAAGCGCCATTTATTTTCCTTTACGCTGTTTCTAACTCTGATTTACCACGACGCTTTTGCCTGTCCCCGTCCATTAAATCCAGCCGCTTAGTGAGCGCTTCAATCTGGTCTTGTAATCGGCGGTTGTCTTCTTTGGCGTCTGCTAATTCTTTGACGACTGGCGAAAGGTCTTTCTTTGCTTGGATGTCAGCCTTTGCCATGTCGCGCAATACGCGGCCATCTAGACCGATTTCACCAATCGACGAATCAGGCACGGCGGCCAAGTCTTCTACTGTTGGATATTTCGAGACTAACTGTTCGCGCCTTGTCTTCAGGATGCGTTCCCATGTGATCAATGGTGTACCGTGGCGCGGGATAGAACGTCCTTCGCGATATGCGGCCAAACCTGCTTTAAATTCAGCCACCCACGTGTGGTCATAACGCCCTTCTTTGGCTTCTTTGCCTTTGCGCTCGATGAACTCATCAGCGAAAAACTCGATTGGATCGCCTTTGTGTCCGTGTGGCGTGATCAAAATAAAAGTGACCAGCTTTGGTACTTCATAACCTGCCTCTTGTGATCTAACAGGGTCAGCACCGTGTTCACGGTCTACAAACATGAAAAAAGGTACGCGTGACATTGGATCGTAAGCCATTGAATCTCCTTAATGAACGGTAGCGTTCGTTTTGCATTGTGTTCGAGTGAGCACAATGAAAAACGCCCCACGAATGGGGCATCTAAAGGTTAAACTACTTGACCTTGGGCAAAAGGATTATTGACAATTCCAGAACCATAGCCGGTATATGTACCTGTTAAGGTAATATTGCCTGTTGCAGTTGCCGTCTTATCAAATGTGGCGATTGCTGAACCGAGATAAATACGCTTACCGTCTGGGTCTAGCCCCGCCACAAAAGTAGATGCAGGGATACCAGTTCCTGACAGCGCCATACCAAGGAAAGCCCCGTCATATCCTGCTTTAACATCCACATATCCAAGACCGGAATAGGTTTGTGCTGTAAATGTCTTTGTGCCAGTAGCAGCTATGCGGTTACGCACATTGCATAACTGCTTACCATTGGCAAGGGTGCCAGCGATGCCAGCCGCCGCAACTGCGATTGCGGTATCTGCTGCAACGGTTGCGTTTGTCTTGTAGACAACACGGCCTTCAACTTGTATCCAACCATAAGTTCCTGACGCCATTGGAGCCATAGCAACGCCAAATGGAAAACCTTGGCCAGCAGTTGATGGCAATAAAGCACATTGGAATGTCTCATCAATCATTACCAGCGAACCTTTTAGAATCGCATCGTTTGATTTAATGTAGACAAATACACCCATGCCCCAGAAAGGGTCCACCGCAGGAACGCGGGTTCCTAAAACATGGCGCTGTGTTGTATCAGGCGCAAACCAATCATTAAATGGCTGCGTACCAGCAAAACCTGTAATAGCTGAAAACATTATTTATTCTCCTTAAGCTTTCATCACGCCTTGCAATGAGCGATTACCAACTGTCAGGTTACCCTGCCAAATAATCGTCTTCACAAGCGCGTCTTGGTTGATGGACTCAACGTCATCTAACATGGTCATGTTGGCGTCTTGATGCACAACGAGATTCATGTATTTAGTATTGAGGAAATAGGCGTGAGCTGAAGGAATGCCGCCAGACGAGTCAAAGAACACATCAGCCGATTTGTATTTCATTGACATCATGCCGCCTCTACCGCCTTCATCGCTGGTGTAGCGCTTCAAGCTTGATTGTGACTGCTCGAACATCGTGAAATAATCATCAGACATGACAATTAAATCCGGTGTGTCCATGCCGCGAGTTAGGCGAATCCACAACGGCAACATCAATGATTCAATGGTCGTTGCAGATGGCGTGATTGCGGAACCGCCTTGCAATGGAGCCGCAGCCGATTGCACAACGTTTTGCCAGAATGAGTAAGTGGAGCTGTTAATGCCGCCCACTGTGCCCGTTCCTGCATCAGCTACAAGCGCTTGCAAGCCGTTGATCTGGTTCGATGCCGTGCCATCCGAATAAATATCAGTGGATAAGCCGTTTGCGAGGGAGTGCTGCGCGTTCTTAACCTTGGCTTTGACAAAGTTAATGATGCGATTCTCACCGCTGTTCGTGCGCATTTCCAAGCCGGAAACCGCAAGATTCACGGCGACTTGACGCCATGGGAATTCAGCGGCTGACAACACATCGACCGCGCCAATGTTCAGGACGTCGTAGCCTGAATAGCGTTGGTATGTGCTATTTGCTGCATATTCCAAAGGTTGAACGATGCTTAAGCCGCTATCTTCCAGACGGACATTGCCGCCCTCAGATAAACGACGAAAAAGCGCATTGTGTTTTGTTACGTTGTCCGTAATGTCCTTGCTGTGATTGCGGTATGTGGTTGTGACCAATTCCGAAAACACACCAAAGTTGCCGGATGAATATCCTTGTCCTGGTGATGCCATTTTTCATGCTCCTTAATATGTTTAAGCGCCCTGCATCCTGCGCAAGGTTGCTCTAATGGTTTCGTCCATAGTTCCTATGGGCTGCGATACAGGCATGGAAGGACGTGCGCGAACATTCACGCTTGCCGCTTCTTTTGCCGCTTGCGCCTTCTTTGCTGCCTCCGCTTTTGCCGCTGCCTGCTGTTCTGCAAGCACTGCCGCTCTAGTCGCTGGGTTTGCATAGATGGCTTGCTCATAGGCATCTGCTAGGTCTTTGGCGTGCCCCGCTTGTAGTAGCGCGGACATATGGCCTCTAACACTCTCGAAATGACTATGTTTCGGGTCAGCTTTGAAAGAGTTGATTTCGTTGATGTACGATTCCTCTTCCTTCTGCTTCCCCATTAATTGCTGGTTTTGGATGTGGCCTTGCAGCTGCTGAACTTGCCTCTGCAAAGCGCTAATGTTTAGGTCTACTGCTGGCATTGCTTGGACGTTGCCAAGGTCAATGCCGTAGGACTGCGCTAGACTCGCGAAATACGCGTTCTTCTCTTCTGGTGATCCGTAACGCAGCTTGTGGTCAGCCGCCATCAGCTCACCAATCGCCACATCTGGCGTGATGCCCAGTGACTGGATTGTTTGCAGGTGAGGCGTTAAAACTTTTTCGATTGATTGCGCAAACTGCGCGGCTGATTTGTATTGCTCAATTCCTCTAAAGAAGTCAGCCTCGCGCCGCTCTACTTCTGCGCGGATTACAGGGTCAGCGGTCGCCCACTTCTCTTGTGCTTCTTTCTTCCATGTGTTCGGCGCTTTAGGAATGTCTACGGGCTGTTGCTCTTGTAATTCTGGAGCGACTTCTTCCGTTTGCTCTGCCTTGAACTTACCTTGCTCGTCACGCAGCTTTTGCGCCTTTTCTTCTGGCGCTAATGGTGCTTCTTCTGCGACTGGCTCAATACCGCTTTCCTTCAGCCCCCGCAATGTTTCACGGATGGTGTCATCCATCGACTTAGGCTGCTCTTCAATTACTTGCTCTTCAACTTCGGCGGTAGCGCCTTCGTTTTCGATCATTTATTTCTCCCGTCAATGAGCCGGATTTCCACCGACTCCCAGCGCTTCGCAGCGTTAAGATTCAGGCAATAAAAAAGCACCCGAAGGTGCCTACTTAGTCGATTGCCCAACAACTAATTCATTTGCCACGCGCCCAGCCTACCGCCCATTTTTTACAGCCATGCAGCAACCAACAGCGTTCATTACGCCGACAACCCAGAGATAATGGCAGCGTATGCCCCTGCATCATTCTCAGAGTTCAACACCTGCACCCATCTAACACGGCCTTGACATGGGACTGAATTTCCAATTGCAAAAACATCAGTAATATATTCCCCGCCTATCAACCGAAAAAGTGTTATTGTCCCCAAAGGAGCTGTTGCGGTTGATTGTGCTTTTACGCCTGCTTCTGTCCATGCCATGATTTACCCCTTATTTAGTCGCTGCCAATGCTGCTGCTTTTTTGCTTTGCGGTAGGTCTTGCCAAGCTTTCCTTACTGTGTGATCTAGTGCAGCATCAGCTTTCTTTGCGTCTTCCTCCTTGCGTTTCTCAGATTCTTGCCGCTCTGTTGCGATGCCTTCCCATTCCCTGCAGCCTGAGCGTTTCAAATCTTCCCTGCGTTCGCTTCTGGATGTGATCCACTTGCCGGTTGCCGGTGACTCATAAGCCGGAATATCGACTATGCCCATCGGTGAAGAAAGTATGCGCTTCTCTGTCTTTGTGTCGCAGCAAATAGGCGTATCTAAGCAATTGGCAATTGTGGCAACGTACTCATGATAGTCGCCGCATTTCATACACACCGCTTCATATATTGGCATCGTCACACCATCATTAACAATAAATATTCTTCGTCTTCCTCATCATCATATGAAGAAGGCTTTTCAACCTTGAATTCGAACGCTTCAGGCTCTGCAATAACTTCAACAGGCTTTTGCTTGACTGGCTTTGCAACTGGCTCACGCCCCATTGCTTTATCCATCGCATCGCGCAGAACGCTATCAAGCGCATCGTCGTTTTTCTTGCGCTTTTTGCGTTTCTCGTATATCTCGACGCGTTCCGGTACGTCATCGCCGCCAACTTTGGTCGATTCGTTGCCAGCCGTTCCACTTGCGCTTACAGTGTCGTTTGCGTTTGTGTATGCAACCGTGCCCGTAACCGCACCAGCCGCACCACTCGCAACAACACTATCATTGGCGTTAGTTGTGGCAAGTGATCCGACAATCGTTGTAGTGCCGCTCGCGCTTACGCTGTCGTTTGTGTTTGTTTTGGCTAGTGAGCCAGTGACTGTTGTTGTCCCACTCGCCGCGCTTGTATCGTTAGCATTGGTCGTAGCGACTGTGCCGGTAATGCTGCTGCCAACCGCACCACTAGCAACAACTGAATCATTGGCATTTGTCTTTGCGAGCGTGCCCGTAACCGTTGTGGTGCCACTAGCTGATACTGTGTCTGCCGCGTTGGTCTTAGCTAACGTGCCTACTATCGTAGTCGTGCCGCTTGCTGATACTGTGTCGTTGGCGTTTGTGGTGGCTAATGTGCCGCTAACGCCAGAAGAAATTACATCAACCCATATTCTGCGATTCGGTCTATGAAATATCTGGTACGGGTCTTGCGCTAAGTCCCATATTTCAGTGTCACTTAACGCCCTGCCCCACAAGCCGACTAGAAATTGTGCTTGATTAGCACCTGCGCCAACCACGCCAATATTTTGTGTGTTAAACGTGGCACCTGCAAACGCGGTTGTGGTAGGGTCTTTGACACCGTTGACAAATAAGGCCTGCTCTACGCCAACTTTTTGGCGCGTCACCGCGACAATTGGCTTATTAAAATCCGTAATTGTCGTGCTGCCGCCGAAATACCGCGTGCCACTTAGGTAGCATCTGCCGCGTATGACATTTGTCGTACCATTACCGACCGACAAACCGAACGAGATCGCGTTACTTGTTTGCCCAACGTTCCCAGGAAAAGTTTCACTAACACCTGTTGCAGGGAAAAAGACACTCAGTAGCGTCATGTCGCTACTACCGGACACAGGTGCAAACACTGTTGCTAGTGCTGTCGCGCCGATTGTTCCCATCGTAGCAATACCGAATCGCTGGTCATAGCGATACGTGCTGTTTGGAGATGTCTGACCTGCAGTTGTAGTGCCAAAAAATGACCGAGTTGATGCTAAATATCCGCTATTTAGCCCACGTGATATCGGGTTGCCCTGATCTATCAGTGTCGTTGTTGGTTGCCGGTAAAACCTGTTTGGCAGAATCAGCGCCATTACGCAACCGTGCTAGATATTTCGCTAGTAAAGGCAGTGCCAGATGTAAGCGCAACACCTAAATCATTTTTAACGACAATGAAAAACTTGTTCGGCACATAGCCCAATGCCTGCAACACGCTAAACGTGCCTATTTCTGTTGTGCTGGCTGTTGTGAGTGGCACACTACCCAAGAATAAAAGGTTAGGCTCTCGTGTCGTTGTAGTGCCAGAAGTCGGACCAGATCGATAGTTTGTACCGTCTAACGATTCCTGTAAAAATACAACCACTTGTTTATTGCCTGCTGGCGTGTTTGTGGTCGCAACATTTAGCTCAACAATCACATCAACAGGTTGATTTGTCGTGCAATCATATGCAGTAGTGTTTTGCACATATGTTGCGCTTGCTAATGCAGATAATGACGTGCTGGTGAATGCCAGCGATGTGCGCGTGCCTACAATCTGTTTAATCGTTGCCATTTTTTATAACTCCAATGCTGCGCGTAGGTCTTGCTCTGTGACGCGGCTAAATCCCAGTACCTCAGCCCTGCTTGCTGGCTGCGTGGCTAGAGCTATCAATGCGTTATGCTGTGCTTGCGTGATTACGTTTGTTGATACCCACGCGGTCAGCATGTCGCGCATCGCCTGCAGCTCTAGATGTATTTCTTGACTTGATGCGAACGCCTCACGCACAACTAAACACGATGCACGAGCCGGATGATTTACATCATTACTCGCGTCTACAATCGTGGAGTACGCGCCGCCAGCCGCCCACATCATGGCCGTCGATGCTTTGATTGCCTTGACCATCGTGCCTGTATAGCCGTTTAGCAAGTCAACTACACTGCCAGGGGCGTCAGGTAGATGAGATGCATAGCCTAATGACTCTGGATCGTTGTCTATCTCTGCGCGTAACTCTACGTAGTCCATGATTAAGCATTCGCTTCAGTTATTACAAACGACGTCACGCTTACAGGTTGCGTAATCACGATTGTTGTTGTCGTCAAATTTAAATCGCTGCCCGATGTACCGACGTTGCCGTCCAAAACAAATGTTGTGCCGTCAGATTTAACGATGCGAAACCATGTTGCTGTACCCGATGCATTTGCGCTTGAGTCTTGCGTGATGGCGTTAAGCGTGAGAACGCCAGCCGACGCAGCAGGGGCAAATGTGGCGTTGCAGGTCAACTCAGCAAGTAACGTTGTTGCTGTACCGCCTGTGGCTGGTCGTGAGCCGTCATAAATACGCAGTAGTGCCGAAGCTCCTGCGCGTGTTGTGATTGCGTCGAGCATTGCATTGCGGATACTTGTTACGTCATATGCTAAAGCCATTACACACCCTCCATACGGCCATCTGCGCCGCGATTAATTGTTTTCACCACGCCGCCCACATCCACGCCGACAGCCTTGCCGTTTGCATCACGCACAATCTTGCGAGGCGCTTGCATGTGCTTCAAAATCTCTTCTACACGTCCACCCAGCTCTGCAATAGCGTTCATTGTTTCACTGTTATCTGGCTTGACCTCTTGCGCAACTCGCTCATTTGCTGATTGCTCTGCCTTGGCCAATGTTTGATCCATGGCAGATTGAGCGGCTATCTGCGCGACAGTGATTTTTGTACTCGCTTCGATGTCAGTCTTCCAGCGGTCAAACTCTAGTTTTCTGGCTTCGGACTCAGCATCCAATTGCATACGCTGCACCTCACGCGCATGTTCAAGCTCTGCCAACTGTGCGTTGCGTTGTGCTTCCATGTCGTTCTGTCGCTGAATCTGCGCGTCTTGCATCTGCTGCTTGTGACGCTCAACTTCCATTGTTGTCTGCGCTTTGAATTGCTCTGCTTGCGCTTTGGCCTGTAGCTCGCGTTGATGCTGTTGGTCTTGTAGCTGCGATTTGAATTGTTCTAGTTGTGCTTCATGCTGCTGCTGTGCTTGCTGCTGTTGTGCTGCTGCTTGTGCCTTGGCTTGCTCTGGGTCGCCCTTGATTTGCGGCTGTGCTATCTTGTTAATCACATCCTCGACAGCCGTTCCCATCCTTGCGCGACGTGTGACTACCAGCATCAACTCCTTGAGCACATCAACACTCATTGCACCTTCTTGCACTGCAGGCGCGAACCCTTGCATGATCTGAGAGAGGCCGGTCAATAGCTCCTTCATGCCCTGCATGTCGCTGTCTTGCGTTGCGGATAGTGTGCTATCTGTCTCGATATCAATGCGGTACGTGCGTGTTGCATCACTGCGCATGGCCTCAATGACCTGTTCCCATGTGATTTGAGTTTGTGGCGGCTGTGGTGGCTGTTGCCCTTGCATTTGAGCTTGCATTGCTGCTTGCTGGTACTGCATCATCTGCGCGTCAACATCAGATTGATGCGGGTATTTGAGCAAAGTCATTGCTTCAAGCGTTTCAGGCTGGAACTTCTCCGCTATGATTTCAGCCTTCAGCCTGATCAAATCGCGGATATAACGCTGTGTCTCACGCTGCATACGCTGCAATCGTTGTGTGCCCCACTGCGTCTTAATCTTCTGTGCGCCGTATGTCTCGTTAGGATCACTGGCACTGCGCATGATGTCGCTAATGCCCGTAATCTCGTAGATCACCTGCTTGGTTGCGTCACGTTGTGCGTACAACTCTTTGAGCACCATCGCAGCGGTGTCAATTGGCATCATCCAGATGGCTTTATCCAGACCGCCCCGGTCAAGCAATGCCGTGACGTTTGCCGCTGGTATCAGGTCGTTGTCATCGCCCTTCATTAACTCCGACAACTCTGTCAGTGTCGAATCGTAGACGCCACGCACTTTTAACGCCGAGATCAGCTTATTAATGCGCGTTGAGATGCGATTAAGCTCTAATGCCTGCTGCTCGTACTGCGAAAATAACGCTGTAGGAACAAGCGTTTGATCGTTTTCTATTGCATAGAGCGGACGAGGGACACAAAAAAACCCGCTCAGTTTCAGCGGGTCATTTTGCGTCTTGCATGGTGTGGGATAGGTGGGACATATCCAATGCACTTGTTTTTTGTCTTTATCCCAGATTTCCCAGACTTCAGCGGTCTTGAACAGGTCGCCATTGTCTTTGGACTTCTTGACGTCGTCGTCATCGACTGAATCCAACGGGATAGCTTTACCGACTTGCTCACCGAATTTCTCGATGCAATCCTCACGTGTCAGTCTGTGCCGGAACGCAATCCAGCACACTTCATCCCATATCTTGCCTGCGCTTATACGAAAATCATCCCATTGCACACGCTCGCAAATGACCTGCTCCCACTCGATTTCCTCGTATGTGTCAGATTCTTGCGTGTCGTCGTCCTGCCCGCTGTCTTCACCGCCAATGGTGCGAATGTCAGGCACATAACGAACGCGTGACACTGCACGACCAGCTAACAACATGCTCAACACATCACCCTTAAGCACCGCATCAAAATCATATGTGTCTTGCGCGAACTCTAGAGCACGTGTAATTACCTCGCCCACCTTTTCGCCTAACTCGTCATCATCAGAATAGCGACGACGTGCATCCGGCTCAGGCAGTGAGTTATAGACGGACTGGCGCAGCGTTTCAGTGTTCGACCACAAGATATTGAAACTATTCGCCTTGGGCGATTCTGGTGTGTATTGCTTATAGATCGCCGTGGCCTTCTTGCGCCACTCTTGCTCACGCTTATCAGCAAGTTTAAGCTCAAGTTTCCAGCGACGTGCAACGGCCTCGGGTGATTGCCCCAGATCGTCTTTTAACTCTAAGCTCGACGCGTTAGCGCCTACATCTGACGTCATACTAGTCAAGCGCCACTAACAAAGTTGCTGTCGTGCCTGTTGACATGATGCGGCCTTGATCAAGCGAGATTGGCAAAATTGTGCCGACAGGTACAGCGGACAAGGTCACAGCCGCACCAGTCGGATTGGGTGATATTGCCACCGCACCAGCGCCACCGACATAGATAGCGCGGCAATTGATTAACGTGGTATCACTTGGCGTTATTGCTGCAACCCCGTTATATGTCTGTGCTGTCACTTGGCTCATTCATCACCCCGATTGCGTCGTGTTTGACGCCTGATTATTTCGTTAATTGTTCGATCTTGCGGCCAGCGTGTGGGCGCGTTTGATGGCATTGGTTTTTGCCACGGCCTCGACATACATGCATAACGCCAGTCATCGGCCGCATGGTCTTCCATGTCCGTATCAATGTCTTCTGGATGCACTTCATCATGCTGCAACAATGGCACTGTTCTAATGCTGTCGGTGCAAGTGTTAAAGCAGTAAATCATTGACACGTCATCCATACCAACAAACCGTTGTCGCATTTGATCCCACCCGTTGATGCGCTGATTGTCTGCCCTACGCCACAACACACCTAATTTCAACATGCGCTCTGCAATAGATGGACCACCATCAACTTTCCAGCAACTTGGATCAGCCACTGAGTACGCGAACTTCTCTCCAGCGTCACGCCGCCTAATACCGTCCGCCACTTCTTCCGCCGTCATTTTTAAACCTACGTTTGGCTCCCTCGCTCCGTACCACTCACGGTAACGAATCAATGCCCCACGAGGGTGGTCTGTGTCGCCCTCAGCAATCGCCCACCAACCAACACTATGCGGTTTTGCGCTGCCCCAATCGAATGACCTAAATCGCGGCCAACTCTTCGGTATTTCAAATGGCGTAATAACGTGCTTATCGCGATTCCAACAATCGAAGAACGCGCCTGCAATAACATCCCAATCACCATCCAGCCAAGCTTTCACTAACTCAGTAGAACCGGATGACTTCAGTAATGCCACATACTGTTTGTTGTCTTTCAAAAACTTGTTGTCCGTAATTTTTGATGGTATGAAAATACGCGTCAACCCTGTTTCTGGGTCTGTGTATGGCATATATGGCGGCGCAACATCAATAAACCTCGCCTTAACCCAAATATGACCCTTACCCCCGGGGTTGCCCCCTGATCTAATACGCCCATGCAATCCGCTTGGGTTGCGCAAACATGCTTTCAGTTTGTTGTACCCGTATGGCGTTGCATGGTTGGTTAGCTCATCAAAGCCGATCCATGTGTATTGATGACCTTGATAGCCGTCTGCATCGCGCTCATGCTCAAGGTAGCGCATCTTTAAAGTAGCGCCACCGGGGAAATACCAGCAATTAGAGAACGGAAATTCTGAGCTTGTCGCAGATTTATATTGACCACCATACTCGGGGAATATTTCACGCGCCCTGATCTGCAATTCTTCTAGTTCGTTGTATGTCTTTCGGAAGATGATCCCGCGCCATGCCGCGCCGTGCCTTATACCCTCAAGAAAGTCGCCCAATAGATAATCCGACTTTCCGCCGCCACGCGCACCACCGAAAAAAAGCTCATCGATAAACTTCGCAGTTATCGCGCTACTTTGTGGCCCGGCTTGCGGTTCCCAGCCCATGCGCTTCCATCCATTGTTCAGGTGTTAAATCTGGCACATGCACGTGGTTATGTTCTATCGTGCCTTTGTGTTCTGTGGTCTGCTCAATAGCTTGATGCGCCCTACCGTCGATTCTGTCGCCAAGCTCTTTGATCGCAGCCATGTCGCCTTGCTCTGCTTTATCTAATAAGGCCTCAGCTATTTTTCTTAAGCGCTCTCCATCTGATTGTGCAATAGCACGCTTAATTGTATTCGCCCATAACCTATTGTTTTTATTGGAATTGTTATTTCCTTCTGGCGCTCCTACGTGTGACATTTTCTTTACTCCTGCATGGGGTAGCCCAAGCATTAGTTACAAATAAAAAAGCCCACTGCATGAGTGGGCGAATCTGCATTACGCAGGGTAGATGTATCTTTTCTGCATCTCTGCAAAATAATTCATAAAGTGCTTGCTTATGCACTCAATGAGTATATAATTCAGTTATCGGATGCAGCAATTCAGCGGCAACGAAAACAAGGAAACTATCATGACTACATTTCAACATGGGTACTATCAAGCCGATTGCATCAATGGAATTACTTTTGTTGGCGCGACTCTCGAAGATTCAACGATTGAAGTTAGCGCGCCTCGATTCTTTGCTGACTATCTTGACGGGCTCGATCAAGGCGAAACAATCACAACTTTTTTTGATGAATCCAGCAAGTCAATTTTTGAAGAACTTAACGAAAAATACAGCGTAAAAGCTTAATAATTAAATATACTGCCGAACATGCGGCTTAACTAAGGAGATACACATGATTACATTAAACGCGCAACAATTAGCGGACGCGATTCAAAAAGACTGGTTCATCAACGGCGTAATCCCAAGCGACGCAGTAAAAGTTACATCACGCGAAATTCAAACGAAGCTTGTAAATTTCAGGCAGGTAACTCGCGCGCTTGGTATGCCGCAGTTGTTTGACATGGACACTGCTGAAGACGCAGCAGAAATCATCGAGTCAAACATCAACAAACTGATTGACTATGAAAGAAATGTAGCTCAAGCAGATCGCGGCTAATCATGGCCACATCACCCACACCAGACCAAATCCGCGCCGCGCGTGGCCCCCTATCTCAAACCGCAGCGGCTGCGCTTATCGGCAAGTCGTTGCGATGTTGGCAAAATTGGGAGCAGCCCACGACGTCAAAAGAACATCGTCAAATGGATGCGGCTCTTTTTGAGCTGTTCTTGATCAAACTACAGCAAAATAAACTGTCAGTGTCCGACTGAACGTCATGCGTGTTAGCCCCATGGGGATTTGTACGTTACCCAATCCCATGGGAATTTACACATATTTTCCTACCCCGTAGGGATTTACAGAAATATAACCCCGTACAGATTCACAGATAATTATGAACCCCATGGGAATTTACAGATTTACTTACAATCTTTATTGCGCTGTGCGTCGATCAAGTCGCGGCCTAGTTCGCGCATTATCTGCTTGCGCGACGGCTCAGGCTTGCGTACTTTCTGCGCTTCACGCTCGTACTTTTCACGCTGCTGCTTTGTGATGTACATGTGGCGCTCCAATGCAAAAAGCCCCGTTTTTATGCGGGGCTTTCTTTGGTGACAGTTGTTCAGACTATCTAATATGACGCTAATTTTACGCAAAGTGTAAAGGCATTGCACTGCCTATTTTGTCTAACTTTACCTTTACACTTCCTCGTGCATTTCCTCTTGAGCTTGACCTGCCATTGATTCGTGCACTTTCTTTAAACTCACTGATAGCGAATAGGCTTTTCGTGCAAATGCTTTTGCTCGGTTGTAGTAAGTCGGGCGACTGATACCCAGCCTACCGGCCTCACGCTTTATATTTGCCGCGTGCTCTACATAAAAGAGATTGAAGCACACAAGCGCCTCTTTGTGCTCTTGCATGTCAGCGAGAAAATGAATCGCCATGTTAAAAAACTGCATATCTGGATTGATTCGAGCATCGGGAGGGTTCCCTATTTTCCTTGGCTGCATACGAGCCAGAATGTTTAACGCCCCAGGTGCAATGTAATACTTTCGCGTGTAACACCACCATGACCAATCCTGACAATATTGATGCAGCTCTTTATCATTCATTCATCGCCCCTTAATTTTGAAATATGGTTTTTGCTGCTGCTGCAATTTCTTCTTACGCTCCCGCTCCGCTGGAAATTCAAACGACTTTGCAGGATCGCCGTATTTCCTCGACTCTAGCGCGCTCGATTTTTCATTAGTCAGCCTCCCGCCTGCCAGTAGAATTTCCATCATTTCTTCCAGTGCGTCGGGCTTCATATCAGTTAAACCGCGATCCAACCGGCACTTTAAAAATATCGAGTGCGTGCATGTCCAAATACCCTTGCGCCTCAGCTAATTGCCCTTCTAATCTTGATATTTCATTTGCAACTAACACCCTGTCCATATGTGTGACTTCTTGCCTAAAGTCGGTCATTTTTTGCAATAACTCCCTAATTTGTGGCGTCATTTTTTAATCTCCTTAATTTCTAAACCAAGAACCGCTTTCATCAAATGCCGTTTCATTCGATACACTGGCGTTATCATCCCCTTAACATCCTCAATAATTCTTTGCCCTGACTTTGTTAAATACTCAAAATCTGCTACGTATCGAATAGCGGGTTTTGTACGGCCATCAAGCTCAATTTTTTTAACTAATTCAAATTTAGGTTGCCGCGTCAATTCAATAATTTCGCCTGCCTCAAAAAGTGCAAAAAGCTCTAAAAACCGCTTCAACTCGGCTTTGGAGTCGAACTTCTGACCCTGCCATTCGCATTTGATGTTTCGGTATTTTCTTAGTGGTTTAGTCATTTTTTCGCTTTAATTCGTTTAAAATTTCTTCACGTTCCGGTGCGCCCTTTGTCTTGCGAATCACCTCAAGCATTGCTTCTTGCCTCTGCTTACTCGGCCTACTGTTGCGCACCAGCCTTGCGCAGCATTTCGTACATTTGAGGTTGTAAGTTCCGCCAGATCCAGATCCGCAAGGTTTGCAAGTCATGCTGCAGCCTTACGCGCTCTTATTAAAACGAGCTCCAAGTAGTCTTTTAATAAATCACCAACTATTGCAGGCGCTTTTTCCTTAGCCGTTCGACGTACTGGGTACGTTTCTGGCGTTGACCTGTGCTCGAACAATGTTGAATAAATTTCTGAAGAAAATTTGTTATCGCCATTTGCATCAAAATATTTGCGTTTGATTGCACTTAAAACGCCTTCAGATGTAGTTAAAAAATACCTACTCACAAGGTTAAAATCTTCTTCTTCATCACCATCAGTTACGCACTGCTCCCAAGGATCAATAACGCGCTTACATTCATGTCCTTCGATGCGAAATATCATCCAACCTTCTGCCGCCAACCTTGCATCACGCGCCTTATCAAGATCATGGTCATGCCACGCTTTACCATCGCACTCGATTCCAATTTTTAGGAATGGACAACCAAAATCAATGAAGTAATTCAGCACTGGTATTTGTGGGTAGAACGGCAATCCAAGGGAACGAATATCCGACCAGACGTTTTGTTCAATTGGCGTGAATATCCAATCCATAAAATACGGGTCTTGTCGCATTTCTCCCGTTTTCTCGTATTCCTCTAGCCAGCTTGGCAAAATTTTCGCGTAGGCTTTTCTGATTGCTAAAAATTGGCTAAAGTCACTCATGCGGCACCTTTTTGTTAAGCAATAAAAGTAATTCACCAACGCGTTTTTTCCCGTCTTTGCTTGGTGCCGCAAGTAGCGGATGCTCTTTAACACCTAAAGACATTAAAAGCCCCTCAGCGGCTTCATTTGGAAGCAACCCTACCGCATGCCCTAGCGATAGTCTGTTGTGCCTTACAGCGTCCATTAAAGCGGTTTGACGGCCTCCCACATCACGACCCAAAGAAGGAAACCACTTCGGCGGCACTTTTTGGTCTCGTGCATCGGCCAATAATTTCGCGTAGACCTCTTTGAATGCCATCCGCGCACCAATTTTGTCGCCATCGTTTAGCAAAGGCCTTGCAACTCCCCACGCCTGCGCCATTTCCTCAGTCAGCACCGCGGAGGTTTCCTCGTCGTGTGGCAGCATCGCCCAAGCCTGCTCAACGCTTGGCCGGCCATCGTCAATCCGTGAAATTACCGCCGCCACGTTGAATGGCTTGCCGTCCAACTCCTTACGGCAACGTGTCAACGCTGCCATCACAGCAGATTCATTAAATCCAGCTAAGTCTTGCGCGAACATCGCCGCAGCCGCAGGGGTGTAGACCTTCCCGCAAAGTTCAGCAGTCGCCGCGATAGCTTGCAAAAGTGCTTTAGTTGCCATTTGCTTCCATCCTTTCGCGTTCTTCTGCTGCTGCAATCAATGGCGCCCATGCGTCGTAGTTTGTTTGCGTCTTGTCGGATTGAAGCGCTTTGGTTTGCGTCATGCGTGAGTTTGTAGCCCATTCCGTCCGAAGTTTTGCGTAGTCCATCGAAAGTAGCCCGATCTGGTGCATACCAGCGACGTATCGCCCCCCGTTGTGGGAAACGAAAAATTCAGCAACTGCAGGAGCCTCACCGCCTAGCGCTTTCACAATTGCTTTGATCTTTGCGTTTGTAGCCGCGTCACGTATCGGATCAACACCGTAGCGGTTAGCGTAGGCGTGCTTGTAGGACTGCCATGTCTCTAGGTTCAAAGGATTAGGAACATCTTTCGGCTCAGAATTTTTTTTGCCCGCGTCGGCGTTAGCTGGCGCAAGCAGTTCTGTTCTTGCTCCTGTTCTCTGCTCCTGTTCTTGTTCTTGTTCTTGTTCTTGGCTTCGAAGGGGCTTCGAAGGGGCTTCATAGGGGCTTAAATTTAATTGCAAAACTTCCTTGCAATCACGCTTTAAATTCATGTGAAATGCAGACCTATATTTCTCGTAAAACCCGCTTAAATGCTTGTTCTCAGGCAGATCGTTGTACTCATTTTGTATGCCTATGCATCGCTTATCATCAGGCTTTAATTGCTCTGCAATTTGATAAGCAGCCATTTCATAGACCCAGACAACCTCAGCTTCTGCGTCGTAGCCGCAAAAACCAGCTTCGATGCACCCTCGAAGCCCCTTCGAAGCCCCTTCGAAGCCCATGCCGGTCTCGTGCGCAATGTACATATCTGGCAGGTAATAAAATCCAAGCATGTTTGCGTGCGGTGATGTCATTAGATAAACCGCGACAACCACAGACTCAATACCTTTCTTTTTTATAGCTTTACCAGTAGGTCCAATCCAGAATTTTGGACTTATTTTGCTGTAATCGCGCATTACGCACCCCGCCCAACTTGTGATATAGTTCTGCTCATCGTTAGCTTCCTTCATAAGTTAATGACTGTGCTTGGATCAGTTGCTGCTGATGCCGAGCATTTTTTTTGCTTCTTCCAACAACTCGTATTGCGTCCCGTACTTAGCCTCGAAACGAGCCTTGTACGGGTGTACTGCTATCAAACTCTTATCTTGTCCTGTGCCGTCTTGATGATGTCCCGCACAAAGCCCTATCACTTTGTAATGCGCGTCAGGCTTAGTACGACCATCTATGTGGTGCAGGCTTATCCAAGGATTTACGCGCCCGTCTTTTCTGCAAGCTAGGCAGCCTAGTGAGCCTATGGCGTCCATAAACTTATGTTCTACAGCGTTCGGGGTGCGGCCTTTCATGCGAACCCCAACACTCTATCGATTACGCGGTCTAGATCGTCGCGGGTGTAGTTCGTGAGAATGCGAGACAGGACAACGTTAATCACTGCGCTGTAGACGCTCTCGCGCTCGTCTTGATCCATGCTTGCGAAGTTCAGGCTTTTGGCTTGCAAGCGAACGTTGCCGTGGAAGTCCAAAGACGTTTCATAGAATCCTGCGAGGATCGTTACATCCTTGCGAAAACGGTCAAATTCCTTCTGTACTTTGATACCCTTATATTCTTTTTCTGCAGGCTCCCACGCATCAAACGCTAGATTGAATAGCGCCATCATTTTTCTATGAAATGCAGGGTTATTTACTCGCGTGACTTTTGCGCGAACACCTGCACCAAGCTTTAGTTTTGTGATGTACTCAGCCGCCTGCGCGTCAGCAGCGACCAACGCACCGGATTGCGTTTTCATGAGCATGATTTCGCTCATTTGTCGTTATTCCTGAATGGCGACATAGATATTCCGCCGTTTTTGAATGAAATATCGCGCAGCGGCTCAGAATCTGGCCGACGTGGAGCCATGCTTATTAAATGCTTTGATAAAATTGGTTTAAATTTATGAAAATAATGCGCAACAACTTCTTTTTCTTCTCTCGCGTCTTCAGGATGAGCTAGATCAAGATTCTCACGCATCTTCGGCGTAATATCGTACTCAGTGCCGACTGGTTGAATTACACCGTTGTAAGCCATCTTGCGGATGAATTCGAGGGCGTGAGTTTGCGTAAAATTTTTGCCGATAAAAAAAGTAGATATTTCTTCGCGAGTCATAGCGCCACGTTTTTTGATGTGACGGCAAAGAAGGTAAGTTACGTGAGTTTGCGAAGGGATAATCATTTGTTCGCCTGAAGTTAGTATTGCTTATGACAAAAACTACTTTTTTACTTACTAGCTACTCTGTATTTGGCGCAAATCTTTATATTTTGCGGCACGGTAATGACCACTTTCCCCAATTTGCGAAGCTGAGTAATGTAGGTATTAGCCAACTGCTCTGTGATGTTTAAACTTTCTGCAACATCGTGTTTTGTAAATTCTCGACGCTTAAAACGCTTCAATAATTCAGCTCTGTTTGCATCTGCTCGTAACTCGGAAGAATTTTTACCGCGCTTTGGCTTAATAGGCTCTGGAACACTCTTTTTTTTAGTCATGAGCCGCAGCGTTTTAATCACAAATTCCCATACAGTCATGACGTTCTCCGTTGCTTAAAAATTAGGCAGATTGATTTGGTGTTGTAGAATGCGCGTCGTTCTTTGTGATTGGCTTTGATTTAAACGAGGGTGACAACAGCTCGTATCTTGTAATCTTTCCGCCCACAGCCGCCTCAATGGCTTCGCATCTACCAAGTGGCGGATAGCCTTTTCTTAGCCACTTGTAGACGGCGTTCAATGAAACTTTGCATTCCCTCGCCATGTTTTTAACCCCGTCCAAAATGTAGACGGCCTCATGCAGTGGTGATGTATGTATTTTTTCCATACGCCAATTAAACCACAAGTTGATTTTAAATTCAACCGTTGATTGATTGAATTTTTTAGGCATTAAACCGATGATTTAAAAATGAGTGAATTAACAGGAAAACTAATAGCAAATCGACTGGCTGATTTGAAAAAAGGACAGGCTTGGCTTGCTGAAAAAACAGGCGTTTCAATTAACGCTGTTTCAAAATGGACTAAAACGGGGAAAATTGCGCGCAAAAATGTCCCTGTGATTGCTTTGGCGCTTGGTATTTCAGTAGACGAGCTTTTAAATGGCAAAGGAGCTGCCCATGCCGCATCAAACGTCACAAATATTTATAAGCGCCCTACACAAACACGGTTTGAATGGCTCGATCTAGCTACTACTAAAGCCACATTAGCGCTCAGAGAGGATGCAATCAAAGGGAGTAAATTATCTCTGCTGATCTGGTATTTTTATGAAGAGCTGGTAGACAACAAAGGGGAAGATATAACACCTGAAAAAACAGAGCGAATCATTAAGCTTGTGGCGAATAGTAGATAAATGAACGCCGGATTAGATTTTGTATATACTGGTGAAATGAACATACAGCATGGGGGGGGTTATGGATATTATTCAATTTTTGAAGAATGGATTGCTTTCCATTGCTGATCCTATTGTTGAGCCAAGATCGTATGTATACCCAAAATCACGCGGCTTTAGTGGTGATATGGAAAAACTATCTGGTGATACCAGAATAATTGGCGACGACATGGGGAAGGCAATTAAAAAGTATGGCGGCAAGCAACCACACACACGTGCAAGCGCATAGCTCAAACGGAAGTCAATTAAGTTTTCAACATACATCTACAGATAGCCCCGTCCTACCTGCTGCAAATTTAGCTCAATTGAAAGAGATTGACCCGTCACTTGTTAGGTGGGTTGTGGAGCAAACAGAGAAAGAAGGCGCCCACAGGAGAAGAGAGGAAACCAAGGTAAGCTGGTTTATTCTACTCGAAAGGTTATCTGGTGTTATAGCTGGCGCTTTTGTCGCCGTTGTTGGCCTCGCCCTTGGTACTTATTTAATTTTACAGGGTCACGATTGGGCGGGTGTCGGCATTTGTGGCGCTGGCTTAGCATCCATTGTTTCTGTTCTTGTTGCAAGACACCAAGCAAGCGCCAAACCAGAACCAAAACCACGCACAACAAGAAAACGCAAATAAAAAACCCGCTTAGTGCGGGTTTTATTTTATTCTTTCAGAGCGTCACCTATTATTTGCTTCACATCTTTAGGATTGCGAATCACTATCGTTGTTTTCGTGATTATTACCTCTTCTTCCCCCTGCCGCCTCCTCTCTTTTTTTGCCAACTCATCTAGTAGCTGAACAGCCTCTTTGCGTCTCTCCTCCGTCATCTCTACCCCTGTTTGTGATGTTCTAGACAATAAATAATATCACGATTACTCAAAGTACAACCATAATTATTACGAGCGTTTAATTCAGTTTTTTATAGCCAGTCATTGAGGGTTTTTATGCGCCGAAAAACAACAGAAAAATTATTTTCATTTTTTATTCAACTTGAGGTTGACTACTAAATTCAACTCATGGTTTAATGGAGTCACTGGAGCAGCAAACAAAACAAAAGGTGACGAGATGGACGGACTAGACGCAGCACAAGACAAGTACGACAGGCAGGAACCGGACTGGGACGAAGACGAAGAGGAAGCACTGCAAAGGGAACTAGCAGAAGACCTCGCAGAAGCATGTAGAGATTAACAAGCGGCTAAGAATAGACCAGCACCAATGAGTTTCTAACGGTGTGTCGAAAATAGCGCCGGACGCAACCGGCAAGAGTATTTGATAGCACTCCTAAATCGGCAGCTCAATGCGCGAAAGCGTAGTCCGAATTGAGCAAGCCCTTCGCAAGAGGGGCAACAAGAGACGCGATTTGCTGGTGTATGCGCTGATGCAAAGCGGATGTGCAACGCAGTTCGATTCTGTGGAAGTCGTGTCTTTTGTTGGTGCGGTGTTGAATTCGGAGAAACACAAACAACTGTAAAGACTGGCTGCGATGCCAGAGGAAGAGTAGGCGGACACCAAATCAGTGGCAGAAATGCGAGGTGGTGACGTGGAAGGCGAAATCGAAGAAAGCCGCGCAGGGGTAACGACCTGCTACCAACACGTAAGTCCAGCCGCGTAAGTGCTGGCAAGTTTCAAAACCTAAAGACGGGGGATGAGATGCAGACGACGAAACCAAGCAAGGAAGCAGTCAGGCACTGGATGAACAGGGATCGCAAGAAAGACCCAGTTAAACAGACGCTGGAAGAAATACGCAGGCAACTAGGCTGGAAATTAATCAAAGGGAGATGACATGTACAAGAAATACAAGAAATCAACGCTTGAAGACTTTGCCGCAATTGTTTTTATTTTCTTGTTGTTCGGATTTGCTGGCTGGTTCGTCGAAGGCATCGCTACTTTCTTAGGAGCTTAGATCATGACTGATAAAACTATGTTGGATGAGCTGTTTGCACCCGTCCTGCCAAGCCTGAAAGTTTTGTTCCTGCGCTACAAAAAATCGACTCTTCTAGCACGTCATTACGTCGAGCTGGAGCAAGTTGCAGAAGTGCGCAGGCAGTATCACGAGGCAATGAAGATTTTAAGCAAGCAGCACAAAGAAACACGCGAAAAGTTGGACGATGTTTGTTTTAAGTTAAGGGGATTGGATCATGGGTAATTTAAGTGAAATGTACGGGCAGCTAGAAAAGGCGGCAAAGCCAATTTTAGATGCGGCAATGCGTGGAGAGTACATGATTGACCACGACGAAAGCAGTGCAGAGGAAATGTCTTGCTTGCAGATTGAGCGAGACCAAGCAGAAGCAGCAGAGTATCTAGAGCAAATTGAATCGCAAATTAAAGGAAAGCAAAATGAGTATATCGACGGTAGTGCTGGGGGAGAGTGGCAGCGGGAAAACTGCAAGTCTTCGCAATATGAACCCAGCCGAAACACTACTAATACAAGTTGTAAAGAAGCCACTCCCCTTCCGCTCTAACGGCTGGTCATATTTCGACGCAGAGAAAAACAAAACGGGAAATATTTTTGTTTCTGACGACTGGCAAGCGATGAGCACGATCATGCGACGCACAAAGCGCAAAGTGATTGTTGTTGATGATTTTCAGTACGTGTTAGCAAACGAGTTTATGCGCCGTTCTGACGAGCGAGGTTATGACAAATTTACAGAGATAGCCAAGCACGCATGGGAGCTATTTAACTGTGCCAATACGCTTGCTGATGATGTGCGCGTGTATCTACTCAGTCATACGCAAACAAGCGACCAAGGCGACATTCGTATCAAGACAATCGGGAAGATGTTAGACGACAAGATCACCCCTGAAGGTCTTTTTACAATCGTATTGCGCACCGTCGTAACAGATAAAGACTACCTGTTCAGCACAAGAAATAACGGACATGACACGGTTAAAACACCGATTGGCTTATTTGATTCGGAGCGCGTCCCGAACGATTTAGCAGCAATAGACGCGCAAATTCAAGATTATTACCAACTTACAGGAGCAACAGAGCAATGAGCGATTACACATTCGACGCGGAAGCAGCAAAACAGGCAGACTCAGGCAATGGGCGTATTAACGAAACAGGGAAATATATTGGCGTTTTCACCGTTGCAAAGAAAGTGACGAGCCAAAAAGGAACAAACGGGATTGAGTTTTCTTTCAAGTCTGAAAATGGGAAAAATGCGGATTATTTGACGATGTGGACAGTGAATGCAGCAGGGGAGCAAATTTACGGTTACAAGCAATTAATGTCATTAATGCGCTGCATCAGAGCTAAAGAACTTACCGCACAAAAAGCCGAAATTGAAGAATATGACAAAACAGCTAACGGCATGGTTACGCGTACTGCAGATGTTTACCAAGCGCTAATGAATAAGCCGATAGGCGTCTTGCTGCAAATGGAAGAGTACGCAAAAAAAGACGGAAGTATCGGCGAAAAACCGTCGTTTGCTGGTTTTTTTGATGCAAAGACAGGTCAAGTCGCTATTGAGTTAATCGAGAATTCCGACGCTAAAATTCTTGAAAAAATGGAAGCGCAATTGGTTCCGATTAAAAAACTTAAAGGGGCGCGCCCCACTTCGCAAAGTTACGGGAATACAAGCGCGGCAATGCCTGACGACTGGGACGTTAATTTCTAATTTACTAGGGAGCCGTCTAACAGACGGCTTACAAAATGAAAATTAAATTCATAAGTTGCTGGCCTAAATTTGGCGATTTCGAGATGAATATTTTTAAATATCGTCGATTCTGGCTTGATTTTAAATGGTGCGTATTCGCGAAACAAAAATACCAAATAGATTTAACAATACTTGGAATTTGGATTTGTTTTTATAGGTAAAAAAATGATCAACTTTGAAAAATACGACGACGCCATGTTACTTGCTCGCGGAAAATACTCAACGATACGCAAGGAACACGAGCAAGCAAAAAAAGAACTATCGCAGCTAGTCGGTAAATTAACTTCGTGCGCGTCTCAGATATTACGCAAGATGCAGCCTGATTTTGATGATGTGCCAGCCAGTCAATCGGATTTGCTAGAGCTTGCAAGATGGACGATTACGGAGATGGAGCAAACAGCAGCACGAATAACATCACTCGCGCAGCAGAAAGATGATTTGCGTTCAATTGCATGGCCGAGCAAAGAGAGGTAACAACATGAGCGAAGACATTACCGAAATTACGTTGCGAGATTATTTTGCAGCTAAAGCGATGCAGGCGCTTATTTCAGCACATGGCGGGTATGAAGACGATTCATTATCTCCAAATGCAATTGCATCTTTTAGTGAGGATGCGCCAAATATAGATTTGGTGGCGGATTATGCATATAACGCAGCAGATGCAATGCTGGAGAGGAGGAATAAATGAGCAAATTTGATTTAGAAGCTGCGAAACGTGGCGAGGCTGTGCAATCAAAAATTTCTGGTATATGGCAAGACTGCTATTTCATTGGGGCAAGCAAAAGCGGGTATCTTGTATTGGCTGAGATCGACACAGTTATTTATGACACGCCCAGCGATTCACCAAATCTACGCATGAAACCAAAGCAGCGGGAAATGTGGATATTTCCTTACAGCTTAGATGGAGTGATATACACATCCACGCCATGCGACACAATGGATGAAGCTGAAATAGTCAAGAAAAATTTCCCCCGCCCCGCCGGTGACGTTCAAGCAATTTTAGTTGAGGAATAAATGACAAAGCCAACGATTGATAGTCGCGAATTTGCATTGTTGTTAGCGGATTTTAAGCTATGTGATGAAAACAAAATGGGTAAAAAAATAAAAACTTTGTTTGATTACATAGACGGCAAATTAGCCGAAGCATACGAGCAAGGGCAGAAGGATGCCGCAGATGCTGAAATGCTGCGTAAAAAAATCAAACCGGCTAAAAGGGCAGAATAATGAAAACTCGTGAGCAATGGTTAGAGGAAGTGCTAAGTCGAATTCGTACTATATCCGACTGCAATATATTGTATGAGTACGAAAAAGATATGGATCAAATACAAGCTCTGCTATTAGAAGTGCCTTTTCATAGTGCAGATGTTGTGTGCGTTCCTCGTAAAGAGCTAGAGGAAGTTGTACGTATTAGTGATCGCAAACATGATGCATGGGATGCAGTTAAAAAAGCTATTGCAGCATCACCAGAATATGTTGCAGAGCAACCATATAAGGGGGAGTGATGACCGACCACATCCATTCATGCGGCCATCACTGCGAAAGGCCTGATTGTATTAAACACGACAGAGACACAATCGTTGCTAGATTTGGGCGAATTTTGCCATATACAGAACGTCTAGAGCGTGACATTAGCGATGATCAAATAGTCACCACGGAAATTGTCAGGCAGTACATGCAAGATGAAATAGACGAGCTAAGGGCGTGTTTTTCGTAGTGTTAATTTAAAGGTGAGCGATGACTGATGCAACACAAGTAAAACTGCCACAACTACCAGAGCCGACAATAAAACGTGGTGAGGCTGTGCAGTTTATAAATTGCGGTTTTGCTGACTGTGATCTCTTCACGGACGACGACATGCGCGACTATGCGACCAATGCACTTGCAGCAGTCAAAGCAGGGCAAGAAGAGCAGGAGTTGAGCGACGAGGAAGAACGTAAGGCGTTTGAAAATTGGTTCACTGGCGGTGATTTTGAATTAAAAAGATTGGGCGATTCATACGCATTAAGTTCTGCTCATAATAATTGGCAAGCGTGGAAAGCTCGATCCGCACGATCTCGCACTGACTCAATAATTGTGGAGGCGAAGGGATGAGCTCAACCAACGACGACCTATTAACTAAACAAGCATTAGCAAATAAACTTCAATGCAGTTTAAGGCACCTTGAAAAATTGCTGCACGAAGGGATGCCGTTTGTGCCGCTAGGAATTCGTAAGAAAATGTACAATTATCAATCAGTATTAAATTGGTTTAAATCGAGGGAATCGTGCCTACAAGAAAAGACAAAGAAGGGCGCTGGCACGCGGAAGTATGCATCCACGGCCAACGCATTCACAGAATATTACCACCAGGTTCAACAAAAAAGGACGCTGAAACACTCGAAGCAGAGTTAAAGAAGTCAGTTTCAACTGTTGAATATACGAACGACCCGCCATTATCCGAAGTAATGGCGCTTTACATGATCCACGCTGACACTCTACGCAGCCCGAAGTCTGCAAAAGAACATGCGGTAAGGATAGCGCCTTACATATCAGGGCGCAAGGCAAGCGAGGCCAAGACGGTAGCAATGAACATGATTCGTGACCTCTCCCCTACTCTCAAGCCAGCAACTATCAACCGAACGCTTGGGACGCTAAAGAAAGGATTATCGTTAGCATGGGAACGCGAGATGATCCCGATTAATTACGGTGAGAAAATTAAACGGCTAGTCGAGAACAATGCGCGTGAAGTGTATCTTTCGATTGACCAAGTAAGCGAGATCGCAGACAAGGCCAGCGACAACGTGAAAGCCGCAATTTGGATAGCGATTTACACAGGGATGCGGCGCGGGGAAATTATCAAGCTACGCAAGGAGCATATAAGCCGCGACTTGATCACCATACCAGCAGGAAATACCAAGACGCTTAAAATGCGCTCTGTGCCGATAATCGATCAATTATTGCCGTGGCTTGAGTACGTACCGATGACGATCAATATTGAGGGGCTTAAATCAGGCTTTAGGCGCGCACGTGAGGCAGCAGGGATGCCACACGTTCACTTCCACGATTTAAGACACTCTACGGCCTCTTTATTGGCACATGCAGGCGTTGACCTGCACACGATCAGCAAGATACTAGGCCACTCGACAACGCGCATGAGTGAGCGTTACGCGCATATCAAAGTGGATAAACAAAGAGACGCATTAAACAAAGTATTTGGTGGGCGGTAGTGGAGTCGAACCACTGGCATTCCGCGTGTGAGGCGGACATTCTACCGCTGAATTAACCGCCCAATTTTAAAATGATTTACACTAGCATTTACACAGGGCAGCCGGAAAACCGCATGAAATAACGATTTAACACCGCCGTGTGAAGGCAGGTATACATGCTGCAATCCCCGCTAACCCGCATGAATGCTAGATAGTGATGCGAAGGAATGCGCTTAAAACCGCTAAAAACCGCATCAATTTACACAGGATTTACACAGGATTTCACGCGCACAAAGAAAGGGAGAACAACAGCATGATACACAATGAACTTTTTCACGAGGAACCAACTTTTCGCCCTAGGCCAATGACTCTCTGCGTGGAAAGAGTTATTTCTAGGTGGGATATTATTACGTTTGAAGGCAATTTACATATTCTGCGAGAAAAAATAAAGAGAGACTTGTCGCGAGATTTAGCAAATCATATTGTTGATAAATGCCAAGTAATTGAGTTCCCGTAAATTTTTAAAGATGGTGCCGTTGTTAGACTTGAATTATCAATAAATGATCGTGGCAGATATGAGAAATGGCTGCCGATTGCGCGAGACCAAGGGAGGGAGGAAGGGAAAAAACAGGCTATTGAAAACCTGCCTTACGGATTGGAAATTGGCAATTTTCCAGATTAATCACCGCCGCATAACTTCCGTTCCAACTTGTCCTTAATCTTCGACTCTGCAAGCAATTGCCATTGCATGTTGCGTGTATTGTCGGCACCACATGCGCAAAGCGGTCGGATATGATCGACTACATAACCTTTGCAAGACTTTTCAATCTTTTTTGTTGCTGGGCAAGGATTAGCACGCTTGAACTCGTTGACCGCTTTACTGCTTCGAGCAATGCGCCCCTGCTTGTCACGTTTTAGATCGCAGGTAACACTATCGACAGTGACAATTTCACATAACGCGATGGATGGCAGGAGTAATAGGAGGACAATTAGTTTTTTCATGTGGGATTATTTGAGATAGTCCGATTCCGACGAATAGCACGACGGCAACGAGGATAAGGAAAAGACCACGGAAACACTGAGCAAATGATGCATCGCGGTCAAAAAACATCACGAGGCCAAGGATGAATATTGAAAGCGGGATTAGGCTGATCATGGCGCTAGTCTGTTTTGTTTAACGAACTCCTGCAGCGCTCTGTAATTAGCAAGCATCGTGTCTGCCTCCATTGCTAAACCCCGAAGATCGCGCTCAATCGGTTCAGGAAGTGCAACGGTGCCGGTAACGGCTGCATCGCCTCCGCTGGCGCTTGTGCCTTTGCCGGAGGCGGCAAACTGATCACAGACTGTTGAGGGTAAGCGCAAGCGGTTAGCAGTAGCGTAGGAAGTATGTATTTTAGCGAGTTCATGGGCATGTCCCTTTTTGATTGATTCGTTGATTGAGGCCTGTTTCTGTTGCTCTGCTATTCGTGCATCGTTTGCTTTTTCCTCGCGTTCGGCATCTGCTATTTTCCATTCCTGATATATAAGCGATTTACCCTCTTCTATATATCGCGTTTTGAGAATATGGAAGCCGTATAGCGTGGCAATACACAAGCCTATCCCAAGATATACGCGAGTATTAATACTGCGAAGGAAAGACCACACGAGCGCAATCACGGCTTATCTTTCGGCTGCTGCGACACCAAACGCCCGATAATCCCAAGGATGAACACGGCAGCAGTGATTGCAACCATATATTTAGCTGGGAAATTGTCTTTTAGCTTGTCGTACAGACTCACATAGCCGACTGTGATTGCACCGCCAAGCGCATTGGCCTGCACGCTGAAGAACTTCCAGCACTTGCGCCATTCGTTGATGAGTTTCATATCCCGCCCCAAGGTCTAATGCCTGCCTGTAAATCCGCTAATTTCAACCCGCCCGTGTGCTGACAATGCGCCATTTCTCGCAGCTTGCCCTTCCATCTACCTGACCATTCCAAGCCCACGGATTCCGCTATTTCCCCGCATCGCTGGAACGTAGCAAGGTCATTCCATTGCGCCTTACCATTCACGATAGGCACGAAGTCGAAGGCGCATCTATAGTTATGGAACGACTGCCCCGCTTTTGCATTCGTGACGATCTTGCCTGCCGTCGTCCTGCCCTGCGCGTAGAGTGCGTTTTGCGATTCTGCATCTCTGTAAGTCGATGACACGATCACATCAATGCCGGATTCTTTGCATTTGGCAATAAACGATCTAGTCATGTTCGCAACGACCGGCTCTAGCTCTCCGATGTCTCGCGAGTTAATCATTTTTGACTCTCGGACGTTAAATCAACTTTGTGTTTAATGCCAGACTGCAATAAAATAATTGTTAATTGCTGCTCTACGCGTTTCAAAACATCCAGAGAAACCATATTTGACTTGATCACCTGAATATCTTTTTCTGCTGCAATCATTCTCGAATCAAACGCCGCCTTCAATCCCTCAATGTGCGCCTGTTCTTGCTGCTTCTGTAGTGCAAATTGCATCAGCATTTCATCTTGCGTCTTCGATACGTGATAACCAAAACCAAAAATACCAACGATCATCAACTTGATCGCCCAGTCTGAAAATTGAGCGAGCCACTCTTTCGTTTTCTGCGTCATCTCGTCATCGTCCTCTTTATGCTTAAAAACCATGATCCCACCTCACTGTAAAAGTTGACAGTTACGCACATGAAAAAAGTTGTGCATAATTTTTACGGTGTGATGTAGAATCCCCTGTGTGTTGTGCATGTATTAATCCCCTTCCATCTCGCAAATGTCAGGGGATTTTCTTTTGGGCGTAAAAAAAGCCGCTAGGCGGCTACAGTTTGATGATTTTAGATTTCGGGTAATTACACATTCGAAGATGTTCTGGTGTGATTCGCTTATGTACTTCTGGATCGAGTAGCCATGTTCCGCCAGCACCAAGCATCATAAAATTATGCTCTGAGCACCACCATTTTGAATCATCTGACCAGTCTTCAGACGCGAGGAATGGCAGGCCGAATGCCCCCGCGTAGTCGTACCCTTTGCCATCTTGCAGCAGCCCGAAACGGATAGCCGCCGCCTTGTCTGCAATCGCGACTTCCATATCTTGATACGAGCTAACGCCCTGCATTGCGACACTGACAGGCACAACACGGCAACCGTGAAGCATTGTGGATTCGTAGGCTAGGTCATCTATGATGATCATGCAATGACTAAACCGTTTTGACCCGCCTAGCCGGGCAATAATGAGACTTGTCGGATTCGGAGGCCAGCGAGTGGAAAAACGAATTGTGACGTTTCCCATTAGAACGTAGCAGCAGAAATGAACAACGCGTCAAGCTGCGCGTCAGTCATACCTAGCGCCTGCCCCATGTCTGACACCATGCCGTAGCTACGATGGACGAGGTTTTTTGTATCCCATTCAATTTGCGCCACTGTCCCCGCAGCAGAGATTGCAGCCTCAACCGCTGCAAGTAGGCCAGCCGCCGCCAGCGCTCTTCGTGCTTGGTACATCGTGACCTCTTCAGGCACAACAGGCAATTGCGCCGCCGCCTTCCTTGCCTCAATTTCCGCTATCTCTTCAACTGTGCAATCGCGTTCTTTTTGCTCTTTGGCTTGCTCGTCCCAGTATGTTGTTTTGTATGTCATGTGATCACCTATGAATTTGCAATGCCGTACACTCGTACCGTACCAACGGCTGCGAAGTTTGCCCCGCCCGACCAAAACAATCTGAAGCCTGTCAAAACGCCCGCAGTTGTGAAAACCGCAGAGGATGCATTCACAACATATGTAGGCGTAGCTGCGTCTTGAAATTCGCCACGGTTTGAAATGGTTTTGATGCCAGATGAAGAGTTGGCGTTACGAATGATGATTGAAGTATTGATCCCAATGCCAGCCGCGAGTACATTTGTTCCGTTGCATAATTCCGCGTAGGTCGCTGCAGTGCTTGCGGTTGTGTTGACCGTTGTATAAAAATAGGTATTTGCTGAACTCGCAGCGCCTGCGATTGCCACTCTTAGCGCAAGAGTCGTATTTGATGCAGGCTTAAGGCCAATGCATTCAATTAAATAACTGTCGTAAGTCGATGAGAACGTGCTCAAAAAATCCACGTTTGCCGCCGCAGTTGGCGTCAGTGTCGCAAGAAGTTTTAATCCGCCAGACTCCCATGCAGTAGTGGTGCCGTTCGTCCCTAGAACTTTGCCGCTATTACCAGATTGATCTGCAATTGGCAGCGCCCATGATGCGGTGGTGCCGTTTGTCGTAACGTATTTTCCACTATTCCCCGTCTGAGCTGGCAACGCTGCAGCAAACGCCAAGGCAGTGGCAAATGCGGTTGATGCTGCATTGGTTGAGTTATCGCCAGCCGCAACCGTTGGAACGGTAAAAGTCGTTGCCCCGCTCCCTGTAACCGTGCCTGTAAATGTAGGACTGGAAAACGTAGGACTGGAAAACACCTGCCCGTAATTCACTGAATCAGTTGATGCAGCGCCAACACCAAGGCCGGTGATTTTATACGTATTAAAAGGTATGTTTGCAGCCGCACCACCTTGCCCGTCTCTTGTGATACAGTTCGATAGTCCGGTTGCTAAACCGTCCATTTCTGTATCCATTCGATCAGCGCGGACTAATACCCCGTTTGCTGCATCAGTAACAAAGTTGTAAATTCTCGTAAACGTGCCTGTACCGTTGAATGGCATTGATTAACCCCTTAAATGAAAAAACCACCTCTAGGGTGGTTTGTGGAAATTATGAGTCCTTGGCTTCTTGCAATACTACTTCGGCCTTTTGTGGTGCTTGCCGTGCTTGGCCTTGTTTGCCTGCCAGCTCGACTTCTTGTACAACGCAAGATGCCAGAAGGAAAACTAAAGCGCTTATTGTTGTTGCGCGTTAAAAATAGCTGGAAGTGACATTAAAACACCTTGCGCGGCTGATTTTAGCTTGTTGCCAAGAACACTTGGCATCCCAGTAGCCAAAGCCTCCCCAGTCATTCGAGGATCAAGCAACAACTCTGCGAGCTTTGCTCTGATTGCATCATCTGAACCACCATAAGCCGCATCACCTACGCGCTTAATCCACCCCGCAGGAACCCTAGCAAGATTTGACACGAACTCAGGAACACCCGCCTGTGATGCGATGTTTGACATGGATAATTTTTGAAATGTATCTGATCCAACGCCGCGCCCTGCATTTTCTGCAGCCGCTTTCATCGCTGAATCTTGGGCAACCCCGCGCAATACTTGTAATTGCTCAGGGGTCATGATGCCTTCTAGGGTGGCATTTTTTAAGCCTGTGACGTTCTTTGCTAAATCATCGCCGTTACGCAACGCGTTAGCATACGATTGCGCCGTGCTTTTAAATGGTAGGCCGCCTTGGTCTGCAAGTGCAGGCGTGAACCTATTATAAAGTTCGGTTCCTATATCCATTTGATGCACTGGTTTATTAATTTCTATATGGCCTTGCCGCGCCACTTGATAAGACTCAGGCAGTTGATCAAGCAATGCCTCACGCGTGCGCCTGATTGCCGATGCCTCCGTGCCTGCAATGCCCATACTGGGGTCAGTAAGCAACGCATCCATGCCCATTTTTAGAGTGTGCATATCTCGAACAGGCACTGACTCAACGGGTGGCAAATCAAAAAAAGCGCCGCCACTTGGTTGAGATGGAATATATTTTTCTGGCTGCCCTTTGATCATACCCAATGAATCTGTTTGCAGATCGCCCAACACTGACGATGGCGTTCCGGTTGGCGCATCAATTGGTATTGATTTTGGTCGCATATCATCAAGCCTTGCCCTGTACGGCAAACCTAATTCTTCAGATAAAGCGATTGCGCGAGCTTGCGCCTTTTGCATAGACGGCCGAGTTGATAATCTGGACAATTGAGGCGTTACCTGTACATTTTCTTGCAATGCCCTGCCGTACAAATCCTTGGCTTGTTTTTCTACCGCTTGCACTGCCGCTGCTCTTTCTTCTGGCGTTTTGGCAATATTACGCAAAGCATCAACAAGCGCCCCACGCTGCGATTTGTCAACTGAGTCAAACATATTCGGCTGACTTGCTCGAACAGAGCGTTCAAGTGCCGCAACACCAGCATCATCAGCAGCTTGCCCGACTGTTGGCACAAAACCAGCGGTAGCGCCTTTTGTTTCAAGTAATTTCTTTGCAAGCATTTCAGGGTTAGCCGCCGCCTTGTTGATCACGCGTGAAGCAATTGCTGTTTGCCCTTTGCTTGTAAATGGCTCGACTAATGCCGCTTTTGCTGCCTTTGCTCCACTAACCACAGCAGGCAACGCAGCACCAAACAAGCCGCCAGTGGTAGAGTTCATCATGCGGCTGTCATCTGTACCCACTGGCTGCAGCGCTCCAGTTGCCGCGCCTATTAACGCGCCACCTGTGATTGTATTTGCACCTGGTATTGCTGCAGTAGGCGCAAACGCCGCTATATTGCCGATCAAGTTACCTGTAAAGCCAGCACCCGTATTCATTAAAGGCGCGTCTATCTTCTTTGCTTCGTCAATATCTTTTCTGGTGCTTAGTCCATATTTCGCAGTAGAAGGGAATGCGTCAGTAACCAATGCGCCAGCACCACGCCCTACATCATAAAACGCCTTGCCAACGCCGGATAATAGCTTATCTGCTGTACTCATCCCATCAGTTGGATTGATAGGCTTAGGCTGTGGTTGTGATGATCGACGTATTGCTGAAACAATTTCCGCGTCACTCATCCCATCAGGAAATTCAACCTCCCCCATACCGTCAACATGGATACGCTGCACCATTATTCAATCCTTCCGGTCGATGGGTTATACCTACGCACTTTTGGCGCATCAGGCTGCTTATACTTTGAGGTGTACTCTGTTGAGTATGCATTTTTAACCCTGTTCAAAGTCGTCTCAACGTCTTTCAGTCTTTCTTTGAATTGTGGGGTAGATTGTGCTTGCTGTAGAGCGCCCAATTGATTTTGTAAAATCGGCCATTCTTTTTCAGTGACATTACCAACCGCGCCGCCTGTTTTTGATGCGTTCCGCATTTCGTTCAAGACTTGCGCGCCAATTTGTGATTTAAGCGTATCCAAATCGGCCTGTGCATTTGTCGCGTAATTAGAGACATTTGGCGTCCTACCTGCAATAGTCCCCGTAATATGAGATAAGCCCTCATGTTTTCTTAAGTACTCTATTTGCTTCAGTGAATTATCAATTGACCCAATAGCGGAAGATAAAGAGAATTGTTCCTTTGGCTGATCAAATTCTTTGTTGACGCCCAACTCTGCACGTTTTGAATCGGCCAACTTTTCTGCTGCTGTTTTTATTTGTATGCCTTGTGATGGCGTTCCGGTTGGCGCTCCACTTGGCAATTGAGGCCAATTGTTATTGGCACTTGGAAATGGTGGAACAGTTAAATTGCTTGATGGTTGTCTTGGTGGCGGAATAGCGCCAGATTGATTACGAGGAGCGGTAGCAGGTATATTTTGCTGATTCTGCCTAGCCATTTGCGCCGCCTGCTCTTTCGTTACCATAATGGTGCCGTTTGGCGTTTCAAGTGGAATCAAGTCATAAGCCGCATTTGCTCTAGCCTCTGCGCCCTTAATATCACCGGCCATATCCGCAATTGCGCCACTGCCATTGATGCGGTTCATTGTAGGCTGTCCGTTTGCGCCGTAGCCGCCTGCAATACCGGATTTAAAATCAGCGCCAACGGTTCTTTCACCTGTCGCCAGATTAATGGCGGTATTATTTGGCTGGACTTCTAATGTTCCTTCTTTCTGCATTTTTGCCAACGTAGCCGCTCTTGCTTGGTCTTGAGTGATGCCCATCCCCATGTTATTTTTCTGATCTGGCGTAAGCTCAAACCGATTTGCCAGCAATTTTCTGTAGGTCTCCATGTCGCCGCTTAGATACGCCGCTTGCGCCGCATTTCTTGCCTGCGTTTCAGGCGTGCCCATACTTTTTTGCGTTACTGCAATTTCGCCGTTTGGCTCAAATGTCTGCGATGAGCCGCCCCCCCAGACATTGTTAAACGATTCGCCCATGCGCCCTTGCAGTGCCTTGCCAAGCTCCAAGCCTTTAGCATCGTTATCATCTTGCATCTTCCCGCCCATGTAAGCCTGCAGCATCTTAGACAGGCCGATTAATGGACTTTGTTTGACTGCGACGCCAGAAATAACTTGCGTTTGTTCTGGCGCGGCCATGCCTTGTTGTTTCAGCAGGTCAGCCAATTGTTGTTGACGCTGTAGCGCTACCTGTTGAGACGCAATATCAGGCGCAATCATTTGCGTCATTTGAGGCGCTTGCTGTACGAAATTTTTAGTCATTATTTACCCTGCGAACTATTGGCAATGGGTTAGTAAAAATATATAAATGCCGGACGTTGCCAGTGTTGATTACATCTTTTTCATGTGGATAAAATTCGACTGCGTCATAATCACCAAAACCGCAATTCTTTTTAACCTCGCGTAATTCATCCCATGTAACACCGTCTTTGCAATCGTGCCTGACAATATCAAGCCTTATTGCATGATCTTCTTGAAAAGCTGCTGCGTAAAAATCTTGATTGCTCCATACGCCAATGGCTGGTTCGTTAAAACATGATAATTGAGTGACGTTTAATTTTTCCATTAGAACTTAGTCGCCATCATAGCCGCGCCACCCAATTGACCAAGCATTCCCATAGTCGAATTATTTGAGCCAACCTGCGCGTTATAAAGCCCTAATTGGTTGTTGTAGGCGTTGTTTGTGATGCCTGCAACATCAACGCCACCCTGATTGACTTGTGGTGTTGCGCCAAATGTCGGGTTCGTGACCTGCGAGCCTGTGCGCAAGGCGTTTAGCTCGTTTAATGGGTTCTGGCGTTGCGCCATCAGCTCATTAATGCCCTGCTGACGTTCTGCCATTGATTGAGAAAAACCTTGCCCCGCCGCTTGGTTTGCCAGTTGCGCATCAGATAAATTCTGGCTGTATTTTTGCGCATTCACAGAGTTTTGCAGCGCTGCGTTTTGCATCGATTGGCCGAACCCTTGCGCCTGTGCTGAATTGCGCATTGCCATATTGTTTGACGCTTGACCGTAAGCATTTTGATTGACGGCGAGCCCTTGCCCAAATAGTTGAGCCTGTGCTGTGTTGCCTTCGCCTACCGCATAATTTCTTGCGGATTGATATGCATCATTGCGGTTGCGCCCGAAACTCTCAGTTGCGCGGTTCCATGCATCAGAGTTTTGCATGATGCCCTGTTGGACAAGCTTATTCTCTAGGTCGTGCTGCTGCTGGCTCCATTGAGGATCAAGCCTTGATTGCGCTTGATTGTATGAGGCGTCCTGCGCTTGCCGCATGGCGTCATACAATTTATCACCCCCGACCAATGCAGAAACACCGGACATATCAACGCCACTCTGTATGCCCGGGTTATCAAATGCGCCTGCCATTTGCGGCAATGATTGGCTTGCACTGCTTTGCAAAAGTCCGTTGTTGATCTTGGTTAACCCTGAATAGTCCATTTGCTTACTCATGGCGCCATTAACAGTGCCTAGCATGTTTTCACCAGTCTGACTTAATGCGAGGGAAGACCTGTTTTGTGCGTCCAGTAATGCCTTTTGTTCTGGCGCTAAATCTACATTCTGCGTCCACGAATCGTAATCACCATCCGCGCCCGCGTTTTTGGTGTATGTGCTGCTGCCCCATGGGGTGAATTGATTGACGCGGTTTAATGCTGCGTTATTATTCGCTGTCGCAATGTTGCTTTCAGTTTGCGCTTTTGCTGTCACGACTGGGTCAGGTGCCGCAGGCGCTTTTGGTGAACTCTTACCCATTATTTCCCCTTATAACCATTTGCATTCGTCTTTTGTCATGCGCATCAATACGCCGTCTTTGTCGCCAAACCACGCTTTTAATACTGCCTCTTGTGTGTGGCCTAATTGCCTACAAGCTTTGAGAGATTGCCTGTTGTCCTCACGTATAACCACCGTGACACGTCGCAGATTCATTTGATTGAACGCGTAGCGATAGCAGGTAGACACAAACTCACGCGAGAACCATCGTTTAGTGCCATCGCTGGCGATATGCATCTGGCAGTTATGTTCATCGAATCGATCAAACACAACCACCACCAAGGGCGTACCATCTGGATTTAATCTACTGATCCATGCTGACAAATCAGGGTTATAAGTCGCGCCGATTACATCGCCAGCCCACCGCAATAAATCACGATCTTGTTTTAACGTGATCAAAGAACGCCGCCCATTTCAAAAACGTAGTCGATTGATTGCCATTGCACATAACTTTGGTTGTTCACGATGCGCATGTGCAGTGCTGCCGCATAACCTATGCCCGTCACACCCTGCCAGTCTTTTTTAACTGTTGAGGCATCACCCCAAGCAAATGAGTTCCACGC